CCAGCTGTTAATACATTACCACCTGTGACGTTGGCCGTAGCACTGACTTGTCCTGCAGTGGTGATGTTGCCACCAATCACATTGCCTGTTACACTGACTATGCCCGGCACATAAACACCTGTATTGGCAAAAGTTGCCACGTTGGCAGTATTGGCTACGCTGACAAATATATTACCACTGGAAATAGCATTGATATTTGATGATCCAGAAACAATTGGAAATCCAGCACTGGTAGCAGTAACACCCGTTAAAAAAGAACCATTACCAATAAAATATGCATTGGCGGTTGCGTTGGCTATGATATTGCCCGTCGCACTTACTACGCCACCTGTGAGAAGATTGCTACCTGTAATATTTGCTGCCGAAGTTATTGTGCCTGTTGAACTAATCAATCCAGCTGTTAATACATTGCCACCTGTGACGTTGGCAGTGGCACTGACTTGCCCAGCAGTGGTGATGTTGCCACCGATCACATTGGCAGTTGCTGATACAATACCACCTGTGAGCAAATTTCCGCCAGCAATGTTGGCCACTGCTGTAATGGTACCTGTAGCTGATACCAGACCAGCAGTTACCAAATTGCCGCCAATCACATTGGCAGTAGCTGATACCAGACCAGCAGTTAAAATATTTCCAAGTATAGCATTGCCAGTGGCAGAAATCAATCCTGGGCTCAATAAGTTTCCGCCTGCTACGTTACCTGTGACGTTTAAATTACCTGCTAAATTTCCAGTAAGTGTGGTAGTTCCTGTGACTGACAAATTGGCATTGGCTATCAATGAGTTTGCTTTGAAGTCAGCATAACTAGCAATAGTAAATGTGGTGTTGCTGAGTCCTGTTCCGCCAGCATCAGTAGTAGTAAGGGCAGCTACAAACTGTGATTGACTTTCTTTCCAGGCCATGACTGCGGCATTTTGATTGCCGCGTAAACCAATAAAACCAATGTCAACTGTGGGAGTGCCAGTGGTTTGACCGTCAGCAAGCACAATCAAAGGATCTGTGATCACTGTGTTAACAGTGTTGACTGTGGTAGTAGTACCATTTACTGTTAAATTTCCAGTAACGGTTAAATCTGATCCGTATGTGAGATTGTTTGCCAGAAGTGTGCTGGTAACAGTGTAACTTTGAACTCTACTGGCCGCATTGATGCCCAAGTATGCGTTACCAGCTGATGCCGCTGATATTTGATTATTATTAATTCTTGTTAAAATTCCTGACATTGGAAGCTCCTGGTATAGGAGTATTTAGCGACAATGAATTAAAAAAACGTGGTACGCAGTTAACTTGACGATATTAAATTGCCAAGCCTAACTCTCAGCCAATTACCGCCGCTGTATACCGCTAGGCAAGGATTTCCTGAGTCGCCATTGGTCACATAGATAATTTGTCCAGCGGCTGGACTGGCTATGTTAGCAGTTTGTACCACTGAATAACTGGGCAATTGTACGCTTTGTGAAGCAGAAAAATTTATAATTCCACCAGTGGTAATAGTGGCCACATTGCTTTGATTGACTGTGAATACTATGTTGCTGGTATTCACAGTCACTGCTGCATTGCCAGTGTTGTTGTGAATCACATAGTTAGGCATGGCCGCAGCCAAAAATCTCACATCAATGGAATCACCCACTACTGGAGCCTGCGAAAAAGTAATAGAATTACCCGACGCAGTGTAGGCCAGAGTAGGCAATTGAGCAACACCATTTAAACTGACCAATATGCTACTGGTATCTGCTGGATACCCTAGATCAAAAGTGGTTGTGCTGTTATCACCAGTTAATTGGACATCAATGATTGTGACATTGCCAGTGCCGCCACCACCTCCTGCCAGCCATTGCGTACCGTCGTAGACTTCTAACTGGTCCAGTCCAGTGTTCAGTCTTATGGTGCCAATTGGAGCAGGACTGGGTCGATCAGACGACGAGCCAGATGGTATTACTATACCAGCTGACCTTGCGAATGTCACCAGATTGCCGTTGTTGGTACCAATGGTATTAGCAATAAAAAATAAATTGGCACCAGTGATATTGCCGCTTATACTGGTATCACCATTCACTGTCAATGCTGATACTGTGCTTGACGTGTTTACTCCAACACGATTATTGCCCACATCAATGAATAAAATGCTGCCAGAACTTGTGGTATTTGAAAATGATAGATTTTGCCCATTCCTTGTGAGATTGGCATTCAACATTAACCCTGAAACAAAACTAATTGGCATGAATTATCCTAATAATAGGGTATTTAGTTGTGTTACAGATTGGTGTGAATCACGTTGATAGTGAGTTGATCTGGCGGAGCAGAAGAAAAAGTAATGTCATATCCACCATTCACTGAATAAGCAGCAGGTGTGCCATTTCCGCCAGGTGTTTGATATATCGAGCCCACAAACACCATGATCTGAGCAGGATCGCTAACTTGTACACTCATGGTATAAACTGTGTTGATTCCGTCACTGGTGAAATTGTCAACTGAGTAAACTGATCCTGCATTGTTCAACAAATAATTCCATTGAGTTCCGTCAAAATATTCCACAGTTGGTACTGTGGTATTATATCTAATCATGCCAAAAACCGGATTGGTAGGACGATTGCTGGATGTGCCTGTCGGAAGTACCACTCCAGAACTGCCTGACTGCAATCTACGATTTTTAACAAAATAACCCATTATATGGTAGTAAAAGAAGTTATTGCGGTGACTGCATTTGCATTGGCATTTATTTGTACACTGTCACCAGGTCCAAGAAGCAATTTTTCAGCCGCAGCATAAATTTGAAATGTGTCGCCGCTGCTCAGAGGCAACAAAGCATACATTTGATTTGAACTAGATGCACTATTGCCACTGGGCACTACAAAAAGATTAGCAACAACATTGCTTACACTGTAATTACACAACGTCAGAGAAGTTATAGCAGTGTTTCCTGTGCTCACGTATGCATTTCCGGTGGCAGTAGTTACACTATAAGTTTGAATAGTCATTGTTGTTCCTTAAAATATGATGCCGTACAAGATAGCTTTGGTTCGGCTTACCAATTCATCATTGACCACATTTGATAATACATATGTTCCTGTGCCACCAGCACCAATAGTATTGTTATAAAGTGCCACAGCATTAGAAGGTACCACTGGTGTATTTCCAATATTGCCTAACACTTGCACACCTTGCACACGTAACACATTGGCTGCTGAATTAAATGTCAAATTATTACTTGCGCCAAATGCACCTGAATTGTTGAATTGAATTTGAGTATTGCTACCTGCCGCATTAGCAGTACCTGCTGCCAAGGTCTGATAAGGACTCACTGGCGAACCGTCAGCGTTTACACTGCTACTTACTTGCCATGCATTAGCAGTAGTATCAAATCTAAGTCCTGCATAATGCGTAGTGTTGGCTCTGGCCAACAAGCCCATATCATTTATTACTCCTGTATTGTTGGCGGCCACTGTGATAAAAGGAGTATCAACCACACTGTTGCCTGCAAAGGTAATGTTACCATTGACCAAAAAATCTTGTGCATTTACCGTGAACACGCCATTGCCATTGGCCACTGTAATAGTATAATCGCTACTGATGTTTTTATAGGCAATACTCATGAATAGATCCTTTTGATTATTTATCAGAAAAAATCCCGCCGAAGCGGGATTTTGTTACTAGCATAAAGCTATCAAGATGTGTAGCTTTTTACCTGTGCCACAGTCAAATTACCATTGTTGCCTGACCATGTTGCAGTGTCTGCACCAGATTTAGCGGTAGTGACAGCCGCAATTGTTGCAGTGGCGCTGATCACTGTGTTACCTATTGTGGTAATCACATTGGCTGCTCCCACTGTTGCACTCAACACAAATGCGTTAGCATTGTTGGTGCTGATAACATAGTAGTTGGTTGGGTTTGAGTAACCAGAGATTGAACCCACGTTACCAGTAAATGCGCCAGAGATAGTGATCACTTGACCTGTTACCAAGTTAGTGTTGTCACATGTGAATCCGCCTGAAGTATTGGCAATGGCCACGTTGGCCAATGTGACTGCAGTTGACTCGCCAGACACAAAGAAGTTGGTGGCATAACGATTGTTTGAACTGTCAAAAATATACTTGTTGGTCAAACGGCTAGCATATATTGTATTACCGTTCGCAGTGAAAGTCATATACATTTGACCACTGCTGATTGCATTAGTTGTGACCAATTGACATTGACCGCAATCAGCAGCAGTTCCGTTGCCTGTGCCTGTACCAATTGGTTGTGTGCATGTAAAGATTTTGCCTGCAGTGGGATTGCTACCTGCACCCAATGCAGTCCAATTTGTGCCTGTGCCTAAATTGGTAATTTGATATGTATAACCTTGTGTGAGATTGTTGGCATACACAGAATCTTCGCCAGACACCAAATACTTGTGGCTGCCTTTTTGTGTGATAATGTAAGCTGAACCTTGTTGACCATTGACATTGGCAGTGATAGCAACCACTGGAAAAGCAGTGCTGGCCACAGTTTGACCGCCAATGGCATTGGCGCCACCAACCACACCCAAAAATTCACTGCTGGTCATGCCCACAGGAATCACTTGAGTTTTAGGATCAAGATTGGCAAATTGATTAAAACCTTGGTCAATGGCTACGCCTACACCATTGCGTGAAGTATCACCAGAACCATTGGAATACGATTGTATTTTAAGAGGACGACCCATTTGTTTTCTCCTTAAAGAAGTCCGATGCGGGTTCTAGCCGCTACGCTGTTGGGTTGCCCTTTCAGCATAAAACGCACAATTACGTTGACTAGTATTTATGGTGATGTAAATATTTTCAATTGGTGTTAGAAAATTAAATATGGTATGGAAACAGAACTACTCATAGCTCACGGTAATCAATGCCGTGAAAACAATCAACCCGAACAGGCGTTGTCCTACTATGCTCAAGCATTTGTGCAAGATCGCAATTCAGCTTCGGCATTCAATAACTACGGAAATGTGTTGCGAGAATGCGGGGATCCCGAAGGAGCAATACCTTTTTTACAAAGATCTATACAGCTAGATCCAGCAGGAGTCACTGCAAAATTTAACTTATCAGTGGCGTATCTACTCAATGGTGACTATGTCAATGGTTGGCCTGCATACGAATCAAGATGGCAGTATGAACATTTGGCCGGTTTACTGCCTAATTTTCCACAACCAAGATGGACTGGTCAGGATCTCAAAGACAAAACTATTCTAGTTTTAGGTGAACAAGGTCATGGTGATAATATACAATTTGTACGATTTATTGGAGATCTTTATGGACGCGGAGCAAGAGTTATCCTACAAGTAAACTCTAGTTTGGTACCACTGTTTCAAGGCAGCTCTGTCATAGCACAATTAATTGATCAAAATCAATCGGTCACTGAATTTGACTATTGGACTCCTATTATGAGTATACCAGGCGTAGTTGGCAACACTCTTGATAATCTTGGACATGTTCAATATTATCTAACTCCTGACACTGCATTGGCAAAAAATTGGTTAGATATTTTAGGTCCTAAAAAAAGATTGCGTGTGGGATTTTGCTGGTCTGGACGTAGAGATACCTGGATTAATCGGCATAAAGGCATGCCGTTTGGAGACATGGTAGAACTAATCAAACGTAATCCTGGCTATGAATGGATAAACTTACAGTGCGATTGTACACCAGAAGAAGAGGAAGAACTTGTAAGTATCGGGGTTAAAGCTTATCCAGGATCAATAAAGAATTTTGCTGATTCTGCTGCGTTAATTTTTCATCTTGATGTAGTTCTCAGTGTGGATACTGCCGTAGCCCACCTAGCAGGTGCTTTGGGAAGACCTGTATGGATTATGTTGAACTGGTTTGGTACCGACTGGCGTTGGTTATTGAATCGAGACTCAAGTCCGTGGTACTCAACTGCAAGATTATTCCGTCAACCTAAAATGGGCGATTGGGCATCAGTCACCGATAAAGTTCACAAATTCTTGAGCTGGTTTAAAATTTAACTGTTTGCCAACAAAAAAAGGGCCTTAGGCCCTTTTTTTGTCTTCCCATCCCTGGGTAGTTCTCTGATTAGGAGAATGAAAGATTTTGCACAGCAATTTCGCCAACGTAGTCAGCTGCATTACCGAACGAACTTGCAGTATTGGTCAACTCAACGAAACCATAACGTGTCATGAATGAAACGACTGGTTCAAATGTTGATGGATCCAACACAACGCCTGAGCTCATCAATGGAATGTATGGGCAATAAAACGCTGCGGCATCTGCCTCAGAAGTACCTTTGTAGCCAACCAATACACTTTGAGTATCTTGTGCATAGCTGTTTACAAACACACGCATAGCGCCATTCAATGTACCAACAAACTTGGTGTTTGTAGGTGCTTCAAATGTGCCTTCTGTAGTACGAGCAAACGCCGAAGTTGTCGCAGACTGCAACACTGTCAAACTTGCTGGACTTACCACACACCAGTTACCAGCACCACGACGTGTACGCTGAGCAATCAAGTTTGCAACACGATTGATCAAAACTGCCAATGCGGCATGCTCGTCACCAACAAATGTTGCAGTACCAGAAACGGTAGCTTGGTTGTATGTGTACTCTGTAGCTGCAAGAGTTTGCAAGCTCAAGAGAATCTCTTGGTCAATCTCAGCAGTGATCTCTTGTGCAAGAGCTGCCATGATTTCTGCTTCAACGTCAATACCATGCATGGCTTGTGCGTCTTGTGCAGATTCAAATGTCCAACGTGCTTGCAACTTACGTGTTTTGGCTTCCACGGCTTGTTTTAAGATTTGAACAGAAATTTGCTTACCGCCTGTACCTTCCATAGTAGCTGTATTGTTACCAGTATAACCAGTAGCAGTAGTAGTACCTTGTGGAACTGTGGAGTATGCAGTGGCAATTGTGAATGGACTCAATGCCTCTTGGCCAGCTGATACGCTGGTTGCAGCCAATGAGTTATCAGTCAATGACTGAGCATAACGCACACGCAATGTGTGAATTTGACCCACTGGACCTGTCATAGGCTGAACACCAACCAACTCGTTAGCAATAACGGTTGGCATAACACGTCGAATCACTGGCAGAATCACACGGTTTAATGTAGCGATATTGCCAGATGCAGTAGAACCACCTGTTGCGTTCTCACGCAAGTATTTTTTTGTATTTTCGAGGATAACGCTCATCGAAGTACGCTTTGAACCTTGCAGGCCTTCTAGCAATGCTTCTTTGGTCTCGTTCCAACGACCTTCAATTAATTCCTGTGACATTTAAGTCTCCTTTTTTTTCTTTTTTACAGCCCGGCCAAGCGTTTAAGTTCGATTACATTGCTTTCGGCAATTTGGTCTTCTTCTTGAACACGGACGGATTTATCGCCAGTTTCTGCGGAGTATGATTCTGTAATTACTTTAGGGGCTCTCACAGAACGATCTTCCAACACAGCTGGTAGATACTTTTCAAATGCGTTTTTCAAACGTGATGTTTGAACGCTTTCTAGCAAATTACGCATAACTGCTTGCTTTTCTTTGTTTAAAGGAGCAAGCAAGAGTTCCATAGTGCTTTCGCGCTCGTTGGACTCTCTAATCATACGTATTTCACGTTCTTTGTTCTCCACAAGAATTTTAGCTCTTTGTGTGAATTTGATGGCTTCGCTCAGTTTGTTGTCTTTTTCAGCAATAATGTTATGCAACTTACGAACTTCGGCTTTCTCATTGAGATGAGTAGCTCCAAATTCGCTGGCATATGCTTCAAAGATTCTACGTCCAAAATTGTTCTCGCGAGCAACTTGAATGTCTTCTTTTAACTGACCTAGTTCAGCTCTAAGATGTTGACTAACAGCACTGGACATTTTCTTAGCTGATTCTGTTACAAATTTAGCTTTGAGACTTTCCAATGTACGACGAGCTTCACGCACCAGACGAACCTTAGTCTCTACGACATCACGTTTGTCTCTTGCAAATTCTTGAATCTCGCCTGCAAGTGCATGTACCACAAAGTTTTCTAATTTAGACAAACTTTCTGTGTGCATCTTGCGATCTTTACGCAGTTCACCAATTTCTTCCGCCAATTTGGTCACCATAAAGTCGTTGAACTTTGTGGATGATTCTTTCATTTTAGCTTGGAACTTGACACGATCTTCAGCCAGTGATTGCTTTTCAGCCAGCACTTGTTGAAGCTCCTCTGCAAGACCTTCTGTTACCATACGATCTAGGGCTTCCACCATCACTGTCTTGTCATGCTCATAGCGTTGTGCAAACTCTTCGCGTAGTTCTGCACGTACCTGTTCACGAGCTTCAGTCATCTTGGCTTCCCAAGCTTCTGTGATCTCGCTACGAGTTTCCTCGTTGATCAGGTCGCTATCTAATAATGGTTTTATAATGTCTAACATTATGTTTTCCTTAGATTTTGAGTTCTTTGATCAGCTTCATTACTTCGCCTTTCAAATACCTCTGTACCTTGTTGTCCGCGCTGGCTTCTTTGGCTATCCCCAGTATTTTATGTCCGTGCCTCATGTTGAGAAGACCTTCATAAATTGCTGTAGGATATGCATGGGGAGCACTTGGTTGGGCAACTACATCCACAGTGACAATTTCAAAGTCACTGACATGTCCGTTTGAGTCGTTGACATTTCCAGATCCACGACTTGAAACACCTAATTTCACACCTGAATCCAACATGGTTTTGACCAGTTGTCCCATGGGTGTAGGTAGTATTTTTAATTTTCCATAGCCACATGGGCCATCCATCCACATGCCTTCGATCATGTGACTCACACGATCTAGGTTGATTTTTAAATCATCTGGATGGTCAACTTCGCCTAGCACACTGTGACCAGTTTTGATTTGTTCATTAATAGTGTCAACTGCTTTGGCAATTTCATGCACAGGATATACACGCTCGTTGGCATTCTTCACGCCGCCTTCAATGCAAATACCCTTCATATACAAGGTTTTGCCAGAGCCATCAGCAGCTTCCTCAGTCAGGAGTTCAACCCTGGCTTGAGTGAAGCTTAGATGTTCTTTTAGATAAGTGTTGCGAGCCATATCTAGTGCTTAGCCTTTGGGAAAAGGAGTTCTAGTATTGGTACCAGCAGCTTGTGTGTTAACAGGCTTTGGTGTACCTTCTAATCTAGAATTGGTAGTACCTTTGCCAGGAACATTTTTAAACTTTCCTGCTTCAGGCAAGTCAGCTGTTTTAGGAGCGCCACGACCTTGTGCAGTGTCACCAGTCATTTTGACAGGAGCACCTTGCATGCCTCTAGCACCAGAGTTAAAAGCCACTACACTTTTGTTGTTGGCACCATCGTCGCCGTGTTTGGGAGCAGCAACTTTGTCTAACTGCACATTTTCCATCATGCCCTGTTCATCACCAAATGCTTGTGTGTCATCTTGGGCCAGTGCATCACCACCCAGTGGTTCGCCTTCGTCACCGTCTAAATCGCTGTCAATTCCGTCATCGCCTTGTTTGTCGCCCATGAGTGCTTCAAATTCGCTCATGAGTTCGTCCAGCTTGTCTTCAAGATCAACCACACGATCTTCAATGTCGCCTTCGCCGTCGTGATCCATTTCCATATCATGTGTGAGTTCATGTCCGTCTTTTTCAGCAGCATCATCAAACTCTTCATCACCTTCCATGGGCATGCCTTGCTCTTCGGTTTCAACATCGTCGATCAAGTCATCGCTGGCGTCGCCACCAAATGAGTCCATGCCTTCTTCCATTTTTTCCTCTTCCATGGAATCATCAGACTCTTCCATGTTTT